TCGATTTCCCTTATTATATTACCTATGTAGTAGGTTGAACCCATGATTTCTACCGGCTCATGTGTGTCATTTAGCAACTCTTGAAAGTCATACTCTGAAAAGTGTTTCATAATAAACCCCTATTTAAATTGTGTTACCCTATTAAATCTATCTTAACCTGTACACGTTCGTGCAAGGTGTGGTATACCTTCCGATTATTAATAAACCGCCTTAATTCTGAATAAGTCTTAAATCGTCCTATATATTGCGTTGCTTTCCATGCAAGATGCCCGCTGTATTCTATTGTAACGGTTGCTATTTTGCCGGGCTTTACCGGTTTAAATAGTTGTTCTCTAGCTTGTCTTATGGACTTTATACCGGCCGTTTCTTGTGCCGTGTATTTGTACCATTTACCACTATGATTTAAATACACTTTATTTAACTCTGGTGCATACTTGTGATTTTCTATAGCTATTTTCATAATTTACCTCCTTGTAACCTGTTATTTAAGGTGTTAACTATAGCCGGCATATTTAACCGGCTACGATTAACACCCTAAAAAGATATAAAGTACTCCGGGTTAAAATCACCCCATTTTTCGGCCTTGGGGCCTATAAGCTTACCGGTCCGGCCGCCGTCCAGACTCATAGCTATACAATCTTGATTTAAATCATTCGATAGGTTGTATATATATATGATTCTAGGCTGTCCCATGGTCCACTTACTCTGCATATTAGGGTTTTTTCCGTAGACGAATATGCTGTTTTTATATCTAGTATTGTGAAGTAATTTTCTATTTTTAATAAAGCTACTATTAAATCTAGTTTACCGCCGGTATTCTTGTTAAGTCCGACGTTTAGAGTGAAGTCTACATACATTTTTAAAACTCCTATCTTACTTGTTACGTTAAGTTTATTAGAACATAAGTTTTTAACTTTGTCAAATTTTGTCAAACTAGGATAAACCCTAAGTCTAACTTTTGTTGGTTACACGTGTTCTGTTCACGTTATAACTATTAGATCATATACTTTTGCACTTGTCAACCCCTTTGTGCAAAACTTTTTATACGTTCTAAAATACCTTATAAATCAACGCTTTGTCAGGGTATCACTATAATGATAATAAAACCCCGGGGTCAGCAAGGGAAAAGAATGGGGATAGAATATATATAATATATAGTATATATATAAGTATATATAATAGTATAGTAAGTATAGTTATAATATAGTATATATACATAGTAAGTATAGTTATACTCCATACATATATATATATACATATAATAGTAAGTATCTTACTTGTACATACTAGTATACTTATACATATAACTATATACTTACTACACATACTTATATATATATACATACTAGCGTACATACATACCCACATACATATATACATGCATATATACACATACGCATATAGCTATACATACATACACATATACAAGCATACATATAACTATACATACACCCGTACATACATATATAGCTATACATATACACCCGTATACATACTCCTATACATACACCTACGCATACACATATATATATATATACATACATATAAACGAAAAAAGACAGATAACGCTACATACAGCCGTTATAGCCACTACCGAAACCCAACTTTACCCTATCCTATCGTATATACACTACCGTACAAAGCCTATATACCCTTTACAGCGTAATACAGCCCCGTAGAGCGTTTATATACATATAACCCATAAGCAAGTATACCTAAGGCGTTTATAAAGCCGTACAAAGCCGCTAAACAAGTCTAAGCATACACGTATATAGAATAAGAAAATTTACTGATACTGCTATAACTACACTAAACTTTACACACATCACACATAGTATATATACGCAAGAGTATAAATACCCTTTAAAGGCTATTACAGCCCCGTAGTGAGCTTATAAGCATTGTACCTATACATACACATACCCAAAGATTAGATAATGGCTCTACGGGCTTGTACGGGCTTATGGGTATATATGTTAGGCAATCAAACAACGATCAAACAACACGGCAACAGTACGGTTGTAGTACGGGTTGTAGTACGTTAGCAGCTCAGACGTCAGCCCCGACAGCAGCCCCGACGGGGGGAATGCGCCGCGCCGTTGGAGAGGATACCCCCTCGAATTTCTATACCAAAATTTGAATCGGGTACCCATAACGAACCGTTTAAACCGCCATAACGAACCGATTTATACTACCCTAAACCAGCCCGTCCCCTTTAACCCTCTCCACCATCGTTACCCCCCTCCCCATCATCTCCGTCCCCCAATAGGTTACGTAAATCTGCCATAGCCGTATTCAATTCATCATCTAAAACTATAACTTCAATAGCAACTTCATTTAGAGTTGTAGGGTCCATACCCTGCTTAATACTCTGTATCCGTATATCCAACTTACGTAAGGCAGTAGCAGCAACCTCAAAACTAGCATAAAGCTCTGGAGTCATCTCCATAAAACTCTCCTAATAAATAACTATTCAATCACTCGACTCTATAATACTCCGAGCAATACCACGACATAAATCTAAACTCTCACGAGTCTGTAAATACGCCCGTGCTAAACTTAAATTAGTCTCCCCAACAACACCAGCTTCAGACTCCAGACAATACCGTAATAACTCTTTACTAGAACTAAAACTATAATCCGTATCTAAGCTATAACAACCACTTAAACCCAAAGCTAGTACAATGGTTAAGGGTAAACCAAACTTATACCTAAATAACCTAAATAACCTACTCACCTAAAACCTCTCTAATAGATTCAGGTATAACAGTTTCAGCCCACTCCCTCGCTTCTTGACTCTTTAAAGCCTGTTCAAGTTTAATAATACGGCTCTGGGCTTGTTTGCGGCTCTCTATGAGGTTAGAAACAGTCCCCGTATACATACGCTCCAGTTCAACTCTAGAACGCTCTAGAGAAGCTGTACGGGCTTCTAAAGCCTGTGTCTTGTTTTTGTAGTGCTGGAGTCTATAACTCTGAATACCTACACCTAAAGCACTGCTTAAAGCAATCCCCAGTAAGATATATATACCTATTTGTTTAAATCCTCCAAACATATTTCCAGTTCCTTTGTACGGCGGTTAACTAAACCACGGGAAACCACCTTACGATTCTGTACTGTGATATACTTCCATCGTGGTATCTGGTAACACGCTGATTCAAAGTTACCCGCCCGTAAGTGCTTCCGAAATGTACTAGATCTATACGCCCCCTCGCCAATGTTATATACTAAGGATATACCAGCTGTTAGAACACTTACTGGAATATCTTCGCGATCTCTGTATATAATCTTACCTACTCGGGCAACCTCGGTATTAAGTAAGGCTTCACATTCAGATTTAGTTCTAATCCTGCTTTCTGAAACATTGTATGTATTACCATAACAGTCCGTGAGTATACCCGCTACATCTCGGTATGGTTTAGAGCTATAACCCTCAAACGTCATTACAGCCGCTGTAGCGAGAGTTATAGCTGTTAGTAGTACCTTAGTATTGTTTGTCGACATAAACCTCACAGCGTTGCTCTACACGCTTCCTACGCTTAGTTTTATTGTGACGCTTCCAATCACGCTGCCATTTCCAAGAAACATAGGCTAATTGCACTACTAGAAGTACCAGTAATACTGCATTAATCAAATCCGAAAGCATCAATACCCCCGTTCCCGTAACAGCATACGCAGACGTAGCTGGTACAAGTTCAAATAATTTATCTTTTAATTGTTCCATATCAAACCCTTTTGCGAATACGCAAACGGGAACGAGTACCCCCGTTGTGTTTTACTGTAAAATCATCATAGCCCACTGGGTTACTAAGGAATTCCTGTATCTTAGCTTCCTCTCGGGCTTGCTGTGCTTTTTCTTCGTCTATAGATAGACTAAACTTCAATACACGTACTAGCCCCGCAAGAGACTCTATACGGTCATCTTTGGGCAGTGAGTTACGGTCTGTAGTTATATTGTCAATCTGATAGAATAGACTACGCTCTGTGGCCTTAGTGCTGTGTTGAGAGTTATAGAACCTGTCGGCTTCAAACACATCTTTATGTAAGACTAGGTAATGCCGCTGTAGAGTAGAAACCAATGAATCTACTATTCTACGTTCTTTCTGACCAGTAGAATACTCACCTGATATTGAAGCCTTGTAAGATCTATCTCGCAGGGCTTTCTCAAGGTTAATCTCAAACAAACCATGCCCCATGTTAGACTCAACTCTAATGTCGGTTACACCATAGTGTCTAAACTTCTCCACCATGTGGTCAACGTTCTTATCGGTTAAACCTCCGAGAACACCCCCAACATGAAGTACGTGAATAAATGGCCCGACTGCTACGCCAATAGCCCAAGATAACTCGTCACCCCCACCACCAGCAGGGTCTATGAAGCACCAACGATTCTCTTTAGGTAGCTCCACCCAATCTACTGTTTTGGGTATCTCTGCCCTGTACATCTTAGCGTTATGAACTGGGAACCCCGGCTCTAACTCCACTAAAGTGTTAGGGCTGGCTCTCCACGTCATTAACTCGGGTACAAGATTCCAGTCATAGTCAGCCACTATAAAGTCACTTAGCTTTAATTGTTGACGCATAGCGTCCATTAAAGAAGTATCAAGCATGTACTGTAACTGAAAACCCTCTGGCCCCCAGTCCAACTCTTTCTCTATAAGGTCTTCTTCATTAAATCTCAATGGGTCTGTAGGTTGACCTCGTGTACCATCAAGACCGCCCCCAGTCTGTAGCTCTGGGTTAAGTTTTATAGGTTCAGCTACAAAGTCAGCTAACATAGCCCCGTAGTGCCCTAACTCTGATTCGGTAGGGTAACGCCCCGGCCATATCTTTATCTCATAACCACGAGCCGCTAACGTGCTGTAAATGCTATCTTTAGTTTGTGGTGTACCTAAGTATAGTATATGCCCGTGGGTAACTATAGCGGAATACTCTTGAGTAAGCCTTAGTAGGTTATCTCTTTGAGTAGGTGTAAGAGAGTTCTTGGGAGACTCTACGTCATCAGAAATCAGCAGGTCAGCACGTCTCCCCGGTAAGTTACCACCAATACCTATACAAGCTACGCTGGGTGATTGGTCAATACCCTTTAATGCAAAGTGTACGTCAAACCTTGAGGTAGAACTCCTATCACCTGACGCTATATCTGGACGCAGGTATTCTAATATATCCCAATGCATCAGCAGCCTGAACACTACTGTAGCAACTTCCCCAGCCTTTTCTTCACCAGCGGAAGTAATAAGTACCCTATAAGTCGGGTCTTGAATTAAACACCAAACAGCATATAGTGCAGCTAGGGTAGACTTAGCTTCCCCACGCTGTGCCATCACCATACGTTTATCTGGGCCATAAGCCATAAACGTAGCTATATCTAGTTGCATTGGTGTTATGTCAAAACCTAAGAACTTCATACCATCTCTGGCAAAATCCTCAAACTTCGAGTAATGCCCCTTAACTGTTAGGGCAGCATTAAATCTTCTCTTTAAATCCATAACACCCCAAATAGAAAAAGCCACTAACCTTGTTAGGGCTAGTGGCTGTATTGTTACATCAGTTTAAATACTCTAGTTCAGAAGCTTGCTCCACTAATGTAGAGCCGCTTGCTTGGGCTAACTTCTTACGCAAGTCTGTTAGCTCATCTTGCTCTGCTACATCAGCAGTTATATCATTAGCTTTTAAGAACGCACTTATTGCATTCACCATACTGGAGTGTATACCTACTTCACTACCAATTATGTTATCAAGTTCCTCGTCAATAGCTTCTGCAAGTTTCCTATGTATACGATTTAAAGCGTCTATCGACGCAGCCTTACTCATAGTCTCCCCTTATCCCTATTATAGTACAGCAGGCGCTATGGGGGCCTATACACCCTGTTTGAAACAGTACCCCCAACGTAAAAAGCCCCCTACACCACGAGGGCATAGGGGGCGGTTAATTCATGTATTCAGTTTTCTCATCAGCTTTACCCTCACTATCCCCCACTCTGCATAAGTCCGGCATCAATCAAC